TTTTATGTGTCTCCTGAAGGGGTTGATATGGAAGATAATGGTGTTCGTGAAACTGATATTGAATATAGAAATCTTATCGATTTTATTATCAACCATCAGCTTGAAAGTAATAAGTGGAGGATTAAAAACTTATACTATATAAAAGGTACTACAGAAGAACGCATACAACAGGTAAAAGAGGCGCTTTCTTTGTAATATTTATAAAGAAACACTCAACATATTAATGAAAAATTTTAAATTGTCATTTCAAAGTATTATTATAGTTACTCTTGTAGCTATTATATTACTCCTGAGACAATGTTCAGGCTCGGTTACACCTACTGAACCTCAAATCATTAGAGATACTGTAGTTGAATACGTTACAATTGAAAAAGAATACCCTGTTTACGTACCTAAAATTAAGTACTTAACTAAGGTTGATATTGACACTTTCCAGGCGCCTGTGGACACCTCTGCTATTTTAGCAGACTACTACGCTATTAGAACATACGAGGATACACAAGTATTAGATAGTCTAGACTTAACGATCACTGATACAGTATCCCAAAACCAAATCTTAGGTAGAAAAATTGCGTACAATTTTACTTACCCAAGAAAAACTATTAAAGAAACTATTATTTTAAATAAACGTGAACTTTATGTTGGTTTGGGAATGGCAGGAAATGCTGATCAAATTAACTATTTTGGAGGAGAAATGGTGTATAAAGATAAAAAGAATAAAGCATTTGGATTAGGTGTTGGGATTAATCAAGATTTAGTTCCTATTATCTCTGCTCGTTTATTTTGGAAATTAGGTAAATGAGCGATAATAATTTAAGACAGTTAATCCAACAAGAGTATATAAAGTGCGCTACCGACCCAGCCCACTTTATGAAAAAATACTGCTATATTCAACACCCTCAAAGAGGTAGAATATTATTCAATCTATATCCTTTCCAAGAAAAAGTACTGCATTTATTTAGAGATAATCCTTATTCAGTAGTTTTAAAATCTCGTCAATTAGGTATATCTACATTAGGTGCTGGATATTCTTTGTGGTTAATGTTATTTCACAAAGATAAAAACGTGTTGTGTATAGCAACAAAACAGGAAACTGCTCGTAATATGGTTACAAAGGTTAAGTTTATGTTTGATAACTTACCTTCCTGGCTAAAAATACCAGCAGATGAAAATAACAAACTATCGTTACGTTTAAATAATGGATCTCAAATTAAGGCAACTTCAGCATCAAGTGATGCAGGTCGATCAGAAGCAGTTTCTTTGCTATTGGTGGATGAAGCAGCTTTTATTGAAGGAATTGGAGAAATATGGGCATCAGCACAACAAACACTTGCAACAGGTGGTGGAGCAATAGTACTTTCAACACCATACGGAACTGGAAACTGGTTCCATCAGACTTGGGTGAGAGCAGAATCGAAAGAGAACGACTTCTTACCTATCAAATTACCTTGGTATGTCCACCCAGAGAGGAATGAAGATTGGCGAAAACGACAAGATGATCTTTTAGGTGATCCTCGATTAGCAGCACAAGAATGTGATTGTGATTTCAATACTTCTGGTGATGTTGTATTTTATTCTGAATGGTTAGATTTCATTGCAGCTACTACAATTCAAGATCCAATTGAAAGAAGAGGTGTAGATAAAAATTTATGGGTTTGGGAACCTGCAGATTATTCAAGAGATTATATGGTTGTAGCTGACGTAGCTAGAGGCGATGGTCGAGATTTTTCTGCTTTTCACGTAATTGACGTTGAAACAAATACTCAAGTAGCAGAATATAAAAGCCAATTACCAACAAAAGAATTTGGTTATCTACTTGTATCTATTGCTACCGAATACAATAATGCTTTGTTAGTAATCGAAAATGCATCTATTGGATGGGCAACTATCGAAGCAGTAATGGAAAGAAATTACCCAAACCTATATCACAGCCCCAAATCAGACCAACTTACAGCTGAAGCTTATCTTAAAACATTTGAAAATCATTCAAGTATGACTCCCGGTTTTACAATGTCAATGAGAACAAGACCATTAGTTGTAAACAAATTTAGAGAATTTGTAGGCGATAAAAGTGTTACAATTCGTTCTAAGCGTTTATTAGAAGAAATGAAAGTGTTTGTTTGGAAAAGTGGACGTCCCGAAGCACAAACAGGATATAATGATGATTTAGTTATGCCTTTTGGAATTGGAATGTTCTTAAGAGATACCTCATTAAGATTCCAACAACATAATATGGATATGGCTAGAAATGCTATTAATAATATCCAAAAAAGAGACCAAAATCAAATGGTTCCTGGTACAAGATTACAAAACCCTTATATACAGAAGATAGGTGGCCAAATGGAAGATATAAAATGGCTACTGTAATATTTATACGATATGGCACAAACTGATATTTTTACAAGATTAAAAAGACTCTTTTCTACTGATGTAATTATCCGTAGTGAAGGAGGCGATCAACTTAAGGTTATCGACCCTGATAGAATCCAATCCTCAGGGGAATTTGCCACAAACAGCATCGTAGACAGATTTGGTAGACTTTATACTAATCCTGCTTCTACTTCTCTTTTAGCAACCCAATTCAATCTAAACTATCAGTATTATAGAACTTATTTATATGGTGACTATGATACAATGGATACAGATGCAATTATTGCTTCTGCTCTTGATATTATTGCTGACGAGTGTACTTTAAAGAATGATCAAGGTGAAGTACTTCAAATTAGAAGTAGCGATGAAGACATTCAGAAAATCTTGTACAACTTATTTTATGATGTTTTAAATATCGAATTCAATTTATGGTCTTGGATTAGACAAATGTGTAAGTATGGTGATTTCTTCCTAAAATTAGAAATTGCTGAAAAATTTGGTGTTTACAATGTGATCCCTTATACAGCATATCACATTCAAAGAAAAGAAAATTTTGATCCTAAAAACCCAGCTAAAGTAGAATTTGTTTACAACCCAGATGGGTACTTTACTGGTGGTTCAGGATATTATGCTACACCAAACGAATTAAATACAACATCAAACGAAATTATTTTTGATAACTACGAGATAGCACACTTCCGTTTAATTACAGATGTAAATTATCTTCCTTATGGTCGTTCGTATTTGGAACCTGCTCGTAGATTATATAAACAATACGTTTTAATGGAAGATGCTATGCTAATTCATAGAATTGCGCGCGCTCCAGAAAAACGTGTTTTCTATATTAATGTAGGAAATATTCCACCAAATGAGGTAGATGCATTTATGCAGAAAACCATCAACAATATGAAGAAAACTCCATTAGTTGATGAACAAACAGGTGAGTATAACCTAAAATATAATATGCAAAACCTCTTAGAAGACTTCTTCATCCCAGTTAGAGGTAATGACCAAACTACTAAAATCGACACTACAAAAGGTTTAGATTATAACGGTATCGAAGACGTAGCTTATTTACGCGACAAATTGTTTGCTGCCCTTAAGGTGCCCAAAGCATTTATGGGCTACGAGAAAGATCTTACAGGTAAAGCTACATTGGCTGCTGAAGATATCAGATTTGCTCGCACAATTGAACGCATCCAGAAAATTATTTTATCTGAGCTGTATAAAATTGCTTTAATTCATTTATATACTCAAGGATACGATGGAGAACAGTTAACTAACTTCGAATTAGATTTAACTACTCCTTCTATTATTTACGATCAAGAAAAAATTGCATTATTAACTGAAAAAGTTAATTTAGCAACTGCAATGATGGACAATAAAATTGTTCCAACAGATTGGATCTACGAAAATATTTTCCATTTCAGTGAAGACCAATACGACGAATACAGAGATTTGTTGATGGAAGACCAAAAACGCAAGTTCCGTATGAATCAAGTTGAAGCTGAAGGAAATGATCCTCTTGTAACAGGTAAGTCATATGGTACACCTCACGATTTAGCTTCTTTATACGGTAAAGGTAGATACGAAGCAAATAGTGTGCCTGATGGCTACGATGAAAAAGTTCCTTTAGGAAGACCTGAAGAAAAAGTTACCGATAGAAATACTCAAGACGATGCATTTGGTAAAGATAGACTAGGTGTTCAATCTATGAAAGTAGATGACCAAGAAGATTTTGGTAGAACACAATTTAAAGGTGGATCACCTCTTGCTTTAGAGAATGCAAAAATCGCTTTTTCAAAGAATAAAACATTATTAGAAGGACTCCAAAAGAAATTAGTGTTCGAATCAGATCGTGATAAAGAATCACTACTTGATGAATCTAATTTAACTGAATAAGAATCCTGATATATTTATAAGAAATCCTAATTTGGAATGAATATTAAACATTCAAAATATAAGAATACGGGTATTATTTTTGAATTACTCGTAAGACAAGTAACGGCCGATACACTCAATGGTGAGACTTCTAATGCTCTCAACATTATAAAAACATTTTTTGTAAAGAGTGAATTGGGTAAAGAACTTAAACTCTACGAATCACTAAACAAGAATACTCAGCTACACGAATCTCAAGCAAATATTCTTATTCAAACCTTATTAGAATCATCAAGAAGATTGAATAGAGGTGCTTTAAGAAGAGAAAAATATAATTTAATTAACGAAATTAAAAAGCACTATAATTTAGAAGAGTTTTTTAAATTTAAACTTCCTAATTATAAAGCATATGCTTCATTTTATACTCTTTTAGAAATTGCAAATATTGATAAATTTGTAAATCCTGAAATTTTAGTACAAAATAAAATGACGTTGCTTGAGTATTTAAGTACTTCACCAATCACAGAAGAAAAAGTAACAAACGACATCATCGAAGAATTTAAAACCTACGATTCAGATGTTAGAATGTTAGCATACAAATTGATGTTAGAAAAATTCAATGGTAAGTATGCTGATCTTTACCCTTCACAAAAAGAAATCTTAAAAGAATTTATTACATCAGTTGATTCAACTCCTAAATTAAAAAATTATTACAACGAAAAAGTTGTAAGCATAAAGGAAGAATTAAATCAATTAACTGAAACTATCAATAATAAAGTTATTTTGATTAAATTACAAGAAGTCCTTCCTTTAATCAAAGAAATTGACAAGCAAGGCAGTATTAAAAATGAAGATATTGCTAATCTATTGTTGTACACTGAACTTTTAGAAGAATTAAGGAAGAACAATGGAGGGAAGAAAATTTAAACTTATTACAAAAGAACCAGATGAAACTGGGGCTATTGAATCGGATGTAGTATATCTTCCCGATTTTGAACAACTATTAAAAGCTATTAACAAAACTTTAGAAGTTGTTGATGGTATTACTTCTACAGATGAAGTAAAAGGAGACAGAAAATTTTTAGATTTTGCTGCTCAAGTTCGTAATTTAAGAAACAATCTTAGAACTCATTTAAGAAAAAACTACCCAGAAGATTATCGCGATATTAAAGGTATTGATGAAACTGGGTTTGCAGTAGGTTTAGGACCTCAATATGCAGTCCCATTTGCTTTTAAAAAGACTAAAAAACAAAAACTTCCTGAAAATAATCCAGGTGCAACTTTAGGTCCAGGTCCAAAAGCAGGTGATAAAGGTGTTATAGATAATACTTATGTAAAACAATTTAAGTATAAACTTGTAGATCCAAAGAAATTAGCAGCTCAAGCGAAAGGCGTGGACACTAAATATCTTTGGGGAACCAAATATGTATAATATGGAAGACAATAATTCATTAGAAAATTATTTGAATGGTCTCAATGTAGAAGATTCAAAAAAGAAACAAATAAAAAAAAGAATTCTTGCTTTCCAAGATATAAATAAACAAATAGAAGAATTAAAAACACTATTGCGTACAGCACAAAAGGAAACTATATCTTATTATAAACAGTATCCTCAAAATGCATACACAATTGTTTATCCAACGGATTTAATTCAAGACTATATAAAAGATATAAAGGACATACTAAAGTCAGAAGAATGAAAAGCTTACAAAACCAATACAATGCAATCCAGGAAGGTAAAGGACAAAAAGATGTATTCTTGAAGTCTGTTAAAAGATTATTTCCTGATATGATTCCTAATCACTTTGGATTTAACGAAACTACAA